CCCGCACAAACGTCTTGTCGTATAGGTTGTCCTGATTTGCATGCGCGAATAATGGTGGCAACTGATACACCTAGTGTGTCACGCATATTGGATAAACTTATAAAACGTCTTGTTGTTTGATCTGGTAACAAAGCTATTATTTCTTTTTGAGACATGTCTGCAACGGGTGGTCTTTTACCATACCAAAAAGAATCTTCTCCTCTTTTTACTGCCGCAGATATATTTGCCCGACCTTGTTCAGACAATTTAAGACCTTTCATTTTGTTCGGTAAACCTTTGCATTTTTCTGATATTTTAGCTTTTGTTTCTTCACTTCTCGCTACACCATACAACACTGAATCAACACCTTTGGGGCATCTTTTACCCGCTTCAGTACATTTTATAATACTTTCTTTAGAATGTTTTTTACCCCGCATTGGTGCACTAGCATCTGTTGCCCAATTATAACAATAAGGTTTTCCAGCATGTTCGTTCAACCAAACTTGTTCAGCAACTAATAAATTTTCAGAACAATCAACTTGCTCAACAACTTCAAACTTAAAACAATCCTCACCATACTTGTTCCAAGCGGCTTGCATATGTGGGCTTTGATGTTTTCCTGCGCGTAATTTTCTTTTATGTGTTTGAAACCTGATTCGGGCATCAACAGTGCTTCCAACATAAAACTTATTATTGGTTACATTACGTATTTTATATATTACATTTTTCATTGGGCATCTCCGATATTGTTGTACTGAGAGATACTATATCACTGTTTTGTGATTTTGTCACAAATATTTAATTATTTTTATTTCGGACATAAAAAAGGCTCCCGAAGGAGCCTTTAATTTACGCTAAGTTGTTGATTTAACTAACTTTATGCACCGGAACTTGCAAACATTCCTAACGGATCGCTTACGCCGAAAACGTAGCGTTCTCTAGAACGATATCTTACATTGCCGGTTTCGAAATCGCCTTGCATATCATTGCTGATAGGTGCTCTGACAAAGTGTTTTAACCCGTTAGGCACATCTGTGGATAAGAACCATGCATTTGGGTCAGTAAGGAAATGGTTAACAGTATAACCACCAGGAATAACACCGTTTGATTTGATAGCATTCAAATCATTGTCAGCAGTGCCTACACGTTGTTCTGTTTCCAGTAAACGGGTTGCAACAAACTGTAGTGCAGGTGGAACGATCAACTTTTTAGGTTTAGCTGCAATCAAAAGACCACGTTCATCTGTCCAGCCAGCGATCTGGATTACAGCCGCTTCTAAAGAAGTTTCGTTTAAATCCGCGTCAGTGGTTGGTTTGTTACTGTTAGTGCCACCAGAAACTAAAGGATGATCTGTAGCGAACAAAGCTTTACCGTCACCTATCAAATAAGATGCAGAAAAACCGTTGTTTAATACAGCTGCCGCTTTAACTTGTTTGGTATAAGACATTGCACGAGCCAATGCTTTAACGTATCTGGCTGAAAGCGAATCGTAAAGATTGTCCTCGATAGCTTCCTGAGTCAAACTGAACCCTAATGCAATGGTTTCATGTTGATAGCGAGCAGTCCAAGCTTCTTGTGCATTGTCATAAGAAATCGCTGAACCTTCATTTTTAACTTGGGCGGCAGCGAAACCAGACAATTTTGTTTCTTCTTCAAACGATCTTTCAGAAGATTCAATTTCATAAATCTCTTTATGCTCTTCACCGTAACGGTTGTACTCTAAACCAAAAAGAGCATTCAAACCCGGTAAGAGTTCTTTTAATAATTGCGAACGTGAAATAGCCATATGTTATGCTCCTAATTAGTTTGCTAATACTGTGGTGGAATAGTACATATGTACACCTTGATTAAACTTCACAATACAATCTGTAAAGTTACCGCCAGCATCAACAAAATCAACAATACGAACAGCAAGTGTTGCAGTATTTGCAGGTGTGCTTAAACGTACTGATGAATTGCCTGTAGCAGTGCTACCGCCAAAGTTTTCCAATGCAGCAAATTTGCCGCGAACAGTGCCCGCAACAGTGCCAACAGCTTGAACAACAAACAATGCGTCTGGATCATCAACAACACGAATATAAACGTCTGTATAACCGTTTGTAATAGCATTAGCCGGTAAGTATTGTGCGTACAAAGGTTGTTTTGTTGCAGGGTTTACATATCTAACACCTACACAAACACCTACCACACCACCTGTAGTGGTTGTAACTGTGGCCGCTGCTGCTGAAACAGAACCAGCTGCCGACGCACCTATAATGACTACATCGCCATTATAAATAGCTGCCGCGCTATTCACTGTCATTGGGATTTCACGGAATTGACCTGCAAAAGGTTGTCCTCCGATAAGATTTACAGGCCGTAACCCGTATGGTGCTGCTGTAGTTGCCATTTAGGCCTCCAAAAAATTAATTTATTAACCTCTGCCAAAGGAAGTAGAACTTTTCCTATCATTAAAGATAGGCATTCTAGGATCACTTTCGCGCATTAAATTATTATCCACTGCTTCCGTTTGTGATTGAGCTTGTTTTTGAAAATGCGCGGTACGCTGTTCAATAAACTCCACAGGGGTTTTGCAAAGTAATAACCCGCCAATCTCAATATTATCGCTAAAGCGACTATTAGGATCGACTAACAGTTTAAACTTAGGTTGTTCATCAACACCAACTGGCTCCCAACCTTCTCTCAGTTTTGATGAAAGGTTTCGTGGGTCAGACTCATTTAGTGTAGAAGTACGAATCCATCTATATGCGTAGCCAGGCTGTTTATCAGGTTCTGGTAAAAGCTCTGCTGGTGCCCACTGCTTAGGACGTTCAGTTGTGCTACGGGTACTTAATTCTCTAGGTGTTTGTGCCATGATTAGGCCTCCAATTTTGTTAGTTCACGGGCGTATTGTTCTGGTGTTAAACCGAACTTCTTTGCTAGGGCGACTTGCGTAGTCGTAAGCGTAATCTTTTTTGCAGATGTGCTACGTTTCGCAGAGGCCACGACCGTGTTTAATTTAGATGTACGTTGAGTCTTTGGCTCATCGTTTGAGGTTTCAAATTCTTCTGGGAATCTGCGAGAAACTTCCTGGTTGATGCGTTTAAAATATTCGTCAGTACCAACGAACTTCTCCCCATACGTTTCTAGTAAGTCTTCGTGTATGCCTACAGCGAATCTTGACATAGATTTTTTAGTTGGGTCTACATACCACGGATTTTCTGCCACCCATTCCGCTACCTTCGGGTCCATCTGTGCAGCTTGAGGCTGCTTTTTTGGTAGAACTTGTACGTTATCGTCGACGTTCTGAACAGTAGGCCTGAAATTCTTAGCTTTGTCAAGTTTATTTGTTGCCTTCATTAACTCAGCTTGCGCTTCGATAATCGCATCCGTATTGCCGAAATCATAAGCTTCTTTATAATTTCGTTTTGCTTGCTCAACTTCCATCTCAGCAGAAGACTGGTACGTACTAATCAGTTCCTTTTCGCCAGACTCTAACAAAGCTTTTAAGCGTTTGTTTTCATCTAAGGTTCGTTGCGCGATATTAAGCGCTTCTTCCTGTTCTCTGAACGCTTCTTCCTTAGCACGTCTTTCGTCATGCCACGCTTTCTTATACTGCTTGAACTTGGTTTGCACCTTACCGGTGTACTCGTCAGAGTCATCCGCTTCTTCTAACTCTTCAACAATCGCTTTCGGTAAAGGGGTTTTACCTTTGTCCGCAGGTGGTGTGTCGTCTTCTATTTCAATCTCATACCCTTCGTCCGGTGATTCAACTTCAGGCGCTTCGTCTGGGAACGTGTATTCTTCATCTATATAAGCCATTAGCTTCTTACCTCTTGTTTTGTAAAATACAAATTTGTATGTTTGTTAGATTTAGATTGATTCCATTTTGCAGGAACTAACTGCAAATTGTGATACCTACTAGATCCACCTTTTGACACGGGAACAATATGATCAATATGCCATTTTATACCTGTTAAAGATTCTCTAAGTTTACGTAAACTTCTAGCCTCTATAAGACAAAACCTATCAAAATCTGATATCTCTTTTTCTCCCGATCTTTTTTTCATATAGTAAATTTCTCTTGCGGCTAACCTTGCTTCTGATAAAGGTTTTTCTGCCCTACGCTTTTCAGCTTGTTCTCTACCGCCAGATAACCTATATGCTACTTCTTCTCTTTTCTTACAAGCTTTTCCTACATCTGAAGCGTAATATTTTATTTTTGTATCACGAACTTTATCAGGATTGTTTACACGGTATCTTTTTGAGTTGTCACAAGCTTTCTGTTTCTCCTCAGGCGTATACCCTATAAGTTTCTTTTTAGCCAAATATCTTGCATCTGATTCTTTCTTTTTTGTCGGATCTAGAGCATGTCGTTCTCTTCTTGCAGTATTTAATCTGTCTTTGTTTTTTAAATTCCAAAGACGCATATATTCATTTTTTTCTTTTTTCTTCTCTTCCTCTGTTAAGAGCATCTCGATACACCTCTTGGGTCCAAAACGACACCCTCAACGCTATCATCGTTAATCAAACGCATTTCGGTACCATGAATCTTTAGTCGTGTGCCCGCGTTAGGTCTAACCACAATAAAGTCTCCAACTTTGCACCAAGGGCCGCTGGGGAAACGAGTCTTGTCTCCATAACAATCAGCGCCCATAGCCACAACAAACAGCACAGTAGCCAGAAGATTTTCATGCTGTAGTGTTTCGTTGGCTTTGAGTAACCCGCTCTCATACTCTTTCTCCAATTGAGGCAAAGCACATAGTATTCGATAACCAGAAGGAATAGGAAGCTGTGTAGCCTTTTCTTCGTTTGAAGCTTCCATATCCACAGAACCCACAATTTGCGGATTTTTAGGATTAGTTGCTAACAATATTTTACTCATCGTATGATTCCATTTTGTTGTTTAAAATCGTTATGTATTGACGTGCGGTTAGTAAACCTCTTACTTCACCGACGCCATACTTGTACTCCGCGTAGTCTTTTGCTCGACCATCACATATAGAGTTCTGTAAAAGCACAATCTTCTCATCGATCTGCTTTATTAATATTTCTGCTATTTTGTCCATCGTTCCACATCCTTACAAATTCTGACACCCATACAATAGAACAAGTACAGGAACACAAAGGTTAAACCTATCGCTTTAAGAGGTAGCAATACTACCTCTGCAACCAAAGTCGTTATCATTCTTTAGGTTCTTTAGGTTCTTTCTTTTCAGTTTGTTGCGATCGTTGGTTAAACGCTTGCTCCTTTTGATGCTGACGATCTTGCGTTTTCATAGCGACATCAACACCCATCTTGGTGGCTAGTTTCTCCTTATCTGCATCAATACGGGCTTGGTCAGTCTTCATCTTCAGACCGATGTTTGCACCAGCAAGCTCTTGTGTAGCGCCCAACTTCTCACGCTCAAGTTCAAGTTTAGCCATCTCAAGTTGAATGTCCGCTTGATCTTTAGCCATCTTGCGTTGCAAGTCACCTTGCTTGATCTGTAGCTCACCTTGTTGCATTTGGATCAGAGGATCTTGTTGCTTCTGCTGGTTCGCTTGATCTTGCTGTTGCTGTTGGTTCTGTTGCAGTAGTTGTTGCGAAGCTTGAGCCGCGAGTTGAGAGATCTGCACTTCCATCGCTTCAGGGATAGTCACTTGGTTATCCGTATCATCCTCACCATAAGACGGTAAGTTAGCACCCATCGCTTGTTCAAGTTGCTTGCGATACTCGTAACCTAAGTGTTCTGAGATGTGCGCAGACATAGACGCTTGTAGCGCTTGTAGTGCTTGTGGGTTTTGTCCGAACGCTTGTTGCAACACCATCTGTACTTTAGGATCTTGCATGGCGGCCATGTGAACCGCGATATGCGCTTGATGATCCTGATAAAGGAACGCTTTGACCGGTTTGTTCTTTAGGATGTTCTGATTCTCTGTGATTGGATCACGCGGTTTCATATCATCATCCATTGGTACCAGTTTTTGGTAATTAGGAATACCTAGCACTTCGAGCATCTGCCTGTGCAATACAGGCATGTTGTATAACTGTGGCGCTTGTTGCGCTAATTGTAAGGCCGCTTGATACTGTACAACTCTCTGTGCCATTGTTGACGCGTTGGGATCTGATACAGGAAGTACGTACACCAAATCATAATCAGTTTTCTTAGCGTGTCTACTACCTTCGGTTGGATCGTAATCGTATTCATCTGGACAGTAATCCCTAATAATATCGCGTAATAAAATAAACTCTTGTTTCATCGAGTAGTGAATACGCGCTTGTACCGCGCTCATTACTTTCAGTGTACGTTCTAGTACCGCAAGGGTGGTTCCGACAGGTGAGTTTGCAGACATGTCGGACACAGCCAGATCTGCTGCTCCGGCAAAGGCTTTACCTTCTTCTACGATCGCTTGTAACAACACCAAGAGTGTTTGGCTGGGTTCTTTATAAGGTAGCGGCATGAAGTTGTCGCGCATCGTACCGGATGGTACGTCTACATCTCGCCATTCACCTGGGGATATCGGTGTATCGTCACCCTTTACACGGAGTCCTCTGGTTTTGAAACCGCCAGGTAGATTGCTGAGGGTACCTGCATCAACCAACTGACGAAGGATTGAAGTAGAAGACTTGGCAAAAGCACCAATGAGATGAACAAGCCCAAGACAATAAAAGCCAAAACCTGGAACATAGCCATAATGTACGAAGTGATTACGTTTTTTAGATGCTTCATCTTTAGGATCCCAGTTTCTACGGATAGATAGGATAGTGCTTGTGCCTTTCTCCATGGTGACGATATACGGAAGTGCTATACCCGTCGGTTCACCCGTTTCAGGATCTTCGTGCTCGTAACCTTCAAGATCTAAATCAACGTGCATCTCAAGTAACTTGTAACGATCGTCCGTAGTCGCTCTAAACCCCAACTGTTCAGCAATCTTCTTCTCTACCTCATCCATTGTATTAGATGGATCGCCCAGTTCTACATCTCGGTAGAACCCTTCATACTGTAATCGTTTAACTTCGTTTTCAGTTTTGCGCATCACATGCGTTACACGTTCCGCTGTTTCAAGATCAGAAGCACCGTAGGGTACAATCATATCTTCAGCAGGGACGTACATCGATACCTGACGACCTAAGTAAGGGTCATAATAAACCTTCTTAAATGCGTTACCTGCCAATCCTAAGCCCCATAACATACGCTCATGCTCTGGGCGATACTCAGTCATCACATCGGTCAACTGATAGTTCATATCAGTCTGTACACGCATTGCGGCTTCTTTTTTATCTTCGGTTTCCTTACCAATAATCTGTGTTTTAACAGGGCCGCTTGCAGGGAAAGTCGCAGTGATTGTCTCAGCTTGGAACTTAACGATCGCTTCTGTCAATAATGGATGTTGAATAGAACATGCACCCTCCCACGGTTCGGATCGTTCCGTTAAGCGTAAACCTAAAAGCTCTAAACCATCCGTGTACGTGTTGATCCAATCTTTTCTTGAACCTACATCACTTTCATAATCAGCGATCAGATCTGATGCTAAAGACGCTAACACATTGTCAGGCACATCTTCTGCCAAGTTATCGGTAAACCCGATATCCAGAGGCTCGATCGTGATCTCTTCATCGCCATGTCGTAACGTCACTTCTTTAGGATCGACAATCTCAATCTCTAATGGTTCCGCATTAGGATCAACTTGACTAATCCCCTGTGGAGCAGGGTTCATACTTTTTTCAATCATTCGTTTTCCTTATTTACAGTTAAATACTTGTCGGGTAGGGGTAGAGTTTTGTGGAGTGCAGGTTTTCTTGCATCCTAGTGGAGTATTCTCCCACAAATCTTTCTTTTTAGATTCAACTGTTGTTTGATACTGCATATTAGAAGTAGAATCTCGACCCCCACAAAATAAGCTACATTTATGATCAACAATATAACCTTTACGACCATGTGGGTATCCTTGTGCTCTATCAAATTGTCGTTTTACAGTAGGGTTTCTACAGGTGGATGCTTGCGCATCTGGCATACTCATTGCTACGAGAGACGCTAAAAACAACAGTGTCATTATTTTAATAAAATCAAACGGATCTTCGGCCATAATCGTTACCTTTAATAATAAGAGTTACTTGTTTTGCGTCGGTACTCATATTCTTCATCTTCTCGGTCTAATTTAGTGCTAATATAACCACCTTTCCTAAATAAAGCGAGGGACATGCTGACACAATCGACATAATCATCGTGTTGACCTGCGGGGAAGGCGGCAACTTCGTCGATAACCTCATCTGCCCAGCGTGTATTTGGAGCCCAAACTCGACCGGAAGAAAAGATGTCAGATATCGCATTCAATCGGGAGATCTTATCGTTACCACGGGTGGGTGTAAAGTCGGATACGACGATTCCCATGTGACGAAGTTCGTAAATCAATGGTGCGCCTGATGCTTTCTTTTCAATAATTAGCGAATCGGGTTCCCAATAACGATACTCGCCCAATACTTTTTCTTTTAACTGCGGAAACTCTAGTCGATCACGTTTAGCGTCCAACAAAATTATATTTGCTCGATCAATTCCTTTCTCATCAGGAAGATTGAAGATTCCCCACGTCGTACACGCACTATAATCCGCTCGATTGTGTTTTTCAAAGGCGGTATCCCACGCTTGTAGGATAAAACTGGTAGGTGGAGGTGTATCTTGTTCCCATCGTTGCCACCAATCTCGCTTTACGATCGCACCTTCTTCAGATGTTGGGTTCTGTTGGTACTGCGCTTGCCATTTAGAGACATCGATCGCATTTCTAGTGGCTTCTAATTCTTCTATAGACCAGAACTCAGGCCACAGAGGTTTGCCACTAGGCAATATCGCGGGCAGTTCGACCACTTTCCACTTATCCCCACCACCCTCCAACTCTTTTTGTTTTACCTGCCCTGTCAGGTCTCTTTTGGACCAGCGAGTATTATGGGATATGAGGTCGTTAGCTATAAAGTTTTCAGTTCCTTCAATCTCTACGTCAAATACTTCGGCCTCACCATCAAAACTTATCTCAACTATCTGATCAACTGTGAACTCGGAAATATTCTGCGAGTGCCAACGCTGTTTTTTCAGTTTTTGCGTACCCAAGCGCGAGGTTACAGTCGTTACAAAGTAGCCCTCTAACTTTTCCGGTATCGTGACAATGGTCGATACATAGTTTTCCGTTCCAGTGCGCTCTTGTGTTATGAGATGATGGGAATTCTTTGCAGATTGCGCACTTTCCCCCTTGCTCTTCGGACATTCTATTAAAGTCGTCAACGGTGATACCGTATCTGCTTTTAATCCTGTTAGCGTATTTAGCTTCTGCTGTAGGCCTGTTTTTTCCAGAAGCCCAGTATGCTCTATTGGTATGTGAGGTGCACAAACCTTTACATTTTGCAGGTTGCTCGCAACCTTCTTCAGAGCATGTTTTTCCTTTGTGTTTACTGTGATATCCGATTTCGTGGTAGGGTGCGTCTGGATTTTTTCTATGGTAACTATTTCTGGCTTGACATGCGGAACAATGCCCTGGGACAAGTTGTGATCTTGCAGGCCGGTAACACCCTTCAGTTTTACAAGCGACATCCCCACTTTCAGTTCTTTTAATCGTATCCACTTCCTATCTCCATTGTCGTCTACAAGAAACGGATGTCTCTCATTAGCTCGGACAATTGTATCAGAAGTCGTTCTTATTTTCCATACTTTATCAACACCATTTGACTGCCAATTTAAAACTTTAGCTACATCCAGTTCCCCATCATTATACGTTGCAACAATATCGTTTGGTCGTATGTCTTTTAGAAAACGATACGTTCCTGTATGCATTAACACAGGTGTGTCACCTGTCATACACTGAATAACGATCACAGACCCACCTGGCTGTAGACGCTGACGAGGTCCTGATGTGTACCACTCATAGACCTTATCGTAGATCTCAGGGTTAGACGCAGCTATCGCAGCCTCTTGTTCTGAGTGCGGGTCGTCGATGATGATAATATCACCCCCGATTCCTGTCACCGCACCTGATACTCCGATTGCAAAGTACGATCCTCCTGCGCTGGTGTTCCATCTTCCGGCAGCTTTAGAGTCTTGTTGTAGTTCAACACCAGGGAAAATCTCTTGATACGCGGCAGAGCCGACCAAGTTTCTTACCTTACGACCAAAACCAACAGCCAGTTCAGCAGTGTGTGAACATTGGATGATCTTTTTGTCAGGATTCTTACCCAAATACCATGCTGGTAGTAGGTAAGATCCGAACTCCGATTTTGTGTTGTGAGTACAGAGGTATCCTTTACCTGCTAAAAACAAACCATCTTCGTTTTCTACTTTGATACATTGTGTATCACCTGTAGCGTTTAGCTTTTCAACTTTTATATATCTTCCAAAAGTTCTTTCTGTTTTTAAAGTTCGATCTTCTTTTCTTGGTAGGTTACAAATATTGGTTGCATAAAAAGAAAGTCGATGATGAGTACCATAACTCACATCACCAATCTTTGCTTCTGTACTAGACATTGAGTTTTTAATTCCCAAACTACAAAGAAGCTCTCTTACCTGAGTAATAAACCCTAAACTTTTTTGTGCAAAGAAACATTGTCCTTTTTTAGACACATTACCATCCGAGTCCATCAACCCTTTTAGCAAATCTCGTCTCTGTTCTAAAGATGCTGTTAAATAATCTTCAGGGATATGTTTGTTGTTTAAAACTCCCAATTCACGTAACGCTACTTTTAACCCTAGAATGCCGAACAAATATTTTGTCTTTTGATCTGTTGTTACATAACCACGATCTTCAAATTGTTTTCTTACAAACACAGCGTCATCATCGTGACTTGTGATATGACTTTGCGCTGATGCGCCATCACCTAACCACAATCCTAACACATATGGATCTATCAGCAATTGTTTCTCAGGATAAATTGAACCTTCCATTTGAGGAAGCATAGGTAATCGCACATCGCCTGTTATTTTACCAGGGAGAGTATGTACACCACCACCTCGACTTGCTTTAATTCGAATACCTTGTTGGCGCAACCAAAGTTGCTCAGTCGTATAATCTCTAAACACACCTGTTCCGCGTTTCATACGGACAGTCCACAAGTGCTCACCGTCCACATCTAAACTGTGTCCATCATCTGTGGTTACACGATACAGTTGTTGGTTGTGGAACACCTCAGACTTACCGATAACTTTTGTAGGTTTACCGTCTTGTCCAAACACATCATCACCAACCTGCAATGTTTGCATGGTTTTCCAACCGGTTGGGGTGGGTATTGGTTCATCTATTTGAACAGCATGCCTCGGCCCAAGATTGATAATGAGTCGCTTGTTCTCTCCAGACACTACCTTTTCGAACTCTTGAGCCATGCGAGCGTGATGCCGACCATAGATGAAGGAAGGCCACACTTGTTGCACGAACGCTAAGAAGTTCTGTTGCGCGAACTCGCGGTTCTGTCTGCGTTTGAGTTCTTCGATTAGTGCGATCAGTCTTGCACGTTCGCTCAACGGTGCAGTTGAGAGTGCTTGTTTGAGCAGATCCTCATCGATTGTCAGATCGCCTAGTGGAATACTCACTCCTCGTCTTCCTCAACATACTCTTCTGAGAACACACCTTCACTTATCTCTTCAGAATAACCGCGTAACTCTTCGTCAGTGATCTCTTGCACGGGGTCTGTATCTTTTTTAGCGTAGTTCTTTAAAAGGACGCTGAGGTCGTTCTCTAGATCAGCCGTCGGCTTGTCGGCAACAGAAACTTCGATGCGTGTAGTGAACAATCCGATCTCGGTAACACGGCCTAGAATCTCTAGTGCTTTTAAAGATAAGTTGGGTTCACCCTCTTCAGCAGTTTCAAACAGTTTGTTTAACACATACTGCCGCATTTTGTTGGTGGAGTTAGGTAACTGATAATCGTAATCGTTTAGCAGTGCTTCGAGACGTTGCTGAGGTGGTTTTCGTAGCGGAAGATTTGAACCATCATCAGAGAGGAAACTAAAATCGTCACCTGCTGTTTCAAAATCCACAATCTTATTAGGGGTTATATCTATTATTTTTCTCATGTCTCGCTACAGGGCTGTAGATAGTGCAACAGTTATAGCACCCTTTGTAATTTTTTGCAAAAAATTTTTTTGAAGGGGCGTTTATTTTAGTGACGGGGGGTATTGGTGATAGGCCTAGCGAGTAAGTTACATATCGTTACGCTCTGTTTGAAAAACCTTACGCTTAACGAGTAAAATAGTATGTAATAAGAGCGCCCGCGTTCCTGACATTTCGGGGCGTAGGGGGGTCGCTATATACCTTAATACATAACGCAAAAAACCTAGAATCCTAAAAACATTATACAAATCAACGACTTATATAAGCTCACCACTCAACGATAACAGACTAAGCCATACGATACTATTGCTAATACCATTATCGTACAGCCACAAGCTTATATAACTCATTGATATATAAGGAGATATTCTAAATGATACCTGGATGTTATAACATAACGTATTATTAATAGCTGACAACTATTCGCGCGTATCATTTAATACATTGGCAAAATTAAATGGCCAGGTATCAAAATAAGTTGTTGTGTTATGCTCAACAAATGATATAATGAACTCAAGTTAATCAATACCTGATTGACACATTAACCGCGAGCCACTCTCGCAAGGTTTATTTAAAATGAATTATTCACTGACTGCAGTTTCCAGCAATTCCAAAACAGGACCAATCCCAACTACGGTTTCAAACCGTGGAACATGTCCTGATAGCTGCCCGCTTAAATCTAACGGATGTTATGCAGATTCATACTATACAAGTATGCACTGGAATAAAGTGACAAGCGGTGAGCGTGGCACGGACTGGAACGGTTTTATACAATCTATTAAAGCATTGCCAAAAAGGATTTTATGGCGTCACAACGTATCAGGTGACCTTGTAGGCGCTAATAATGAGATTAATGCCAATGCTTTAAAAGAGTTGGTAAAAGCCAATGCTAACAAGCATGGTTTCACGTATACCCACTACCCAATGTTATCAGATAACAATATACAAGCTGTTAAGCATGCGAATGCTAACGGCTTTACTATTAACTTATCAGCTAATGATCTAAATCAAGCGGATGATTACAAAGCTTTAAACATCGGGCCGGTAGTTGTTATCGTATCGGAAGATACAGACAAAGTGAGTTATACACCTAAAGGCAATAAGGTGGTGGTTTGTCCCGCCCAAACCAATGATAAAACTACCTGCAGTTCTTGCACGTTATGCCAAAAAGTAGACCGTGATTATATTATTGGTTTTAGAATTCATGGCACGTATAAAAAGAAGGCCGGTTTAGCGGTCGGATTGTAAGTATAAAAACCTACCGAACGATCGTTAGGTTTTAACAACTATCGTTTTAATAATAAGATTGTATTAATAGCCCAGTGGAGCAAATTGTACGATTTAGGGAAAATCTGAATACCAAAGTGGTGTTAATCGTACGGATTGACACCTAAATCATAACTAAAGTGGTGGATAGAATGAAAACATTCAATAGAAAATCTTTAAAAGCCCAATATATGGGTTATAAAAAATCTTTTTTGTCTTGCCGTTATAAAAGCAAGACCGGAAAACCGAAAAGCTTTTTTGACTGGAAAAACCGTTCCGGTTTTGGCGCATCATATAATTAAAAGGATAAATATAATGAAAAATAAAATGATGATAGTTTTAGCAATAGTATTAGTTTTAATCATTGATTTTATGGCTGGGTCTTACTACCCGATTGACAAAGATCTTGTGGCAATACAAAGGACTAAGCAAGGTTTATTTTTGATAATGGATGGTAACCTGTATACAGTTTCTAAATTAGTGACAGAAACTGATTCATTTCAAGAAATGAAAAGGATTAAATAAGATGAGATTATTCAAAAATAGATGTGAGAACTATGAAAAAGCGGGTTATGGGTATTTGACAATAACAGAACATGCTTACAGTGAAGACGATGAGTCAAATTATTGTTATTGGGTAGATCATAGAATTTTTAACACAAAAAAAGAGTCTATTATCTATCTTTTAAATAAATATGGATTTTAAATAAAATGATAGAACTAACAATAATAACCTATAAACATTGTGTAATTAGCAATCATTGTAAAACAGAAACAAAACAAAATATAACTAAAAACATTCTTTTAAAAGGTTTTACAATATCAGGCATTCATAACAATTCGGTTTATAAATCTATTGATAAATGTAAAGAGTGGATTGATTTTGATTATGAGGTAAGGTTTGGCAAGTTTAAAGATTTAAAACCTTAAATTATCCCCTTAAGGCTAACATAATAAATAATATGTTAGCCTTTTTTTGTGTCTAGAATTTAAAGGTTTTAAAGCATGGTTAAGAAAATAATACTATCCATTATCCTATTGTTACCAACTATCACCTACGCGCAAAGCAGCCAGGTAAAATGCCTTGCTGATATCATTTACAGTGAAGCACGGGGTGAAAATAAAACAGGGATGATGGCAGTTGCCCACGCATCATTGAACCGCTCAAAACGCTCTGGCTTGCCTGTATGCCATATAAAAGGCGTAACGCGTAAGGCGCCAAACAAGGCATTAAAACCGTTCTTTTATAACCTAGCGCGCTTATCTTTACACTCTAGTAGTACGATAGG